GGCCAAGTGTCCGCCTGCGTCCTCAGATCTATTCCCCCGTCCCCGTGTTTCCCGGCTCCATTCGTGTCCGAGGTCCGCGGGCTCGCCCACCTTTCCACTTGAGCCGCAAATTCCCCGCCCCCGCCCGCCTTCCCCGTGTGGTCGATCCCCGCCATGCCGTGCGGCGTCTTCCAGGCTCGGGCCTGTTGCTTGAGTTTCATTTCCCCGCGACTGTTGAGCCCCGATCCCGAGTCCTCCTCGGTCGCCCGTGGCGTCTGCCACTCCCGAATCGCATCCGTTAGCGTCGTCCCGGAGTGCCGCCCGCTGTCCGTCGAGTAGTTCGCGGAGCCGCTGGATGCCTCGTCCCGCGTGGTTGTCGTAGGCCATGACGAACACACGTTCACGCTGATGCGAAGCGCCAACGTCGCTCGCAGCGAGGATGAGAGGTCTTTCGAGCTCGTAACCCAATCGGCATAGTTCTTCTCCGACAGGTCGAAAGAAGCCCCCCACAACCCAGGCTGTGACGTTCTCGAGGAACACCACGGCGGGGCGACACTCGTCCACGATTCGGAGGAAGTGTGGGATGGGTCCGTCGCCATCGCCCCAACTCCGACGATCCTCATTCCCGGCTTGCTTGCCAGCGGCGCTGTAGGGTTGGCAGGGAAGGCCGGCAATGAGGCAATCCACTCGGTCGCGCCAAGGATGAGCGTCGAAGGTGGAGAGGTCAGACCAGATAGGCGCCGCATCCAGGCAGCCGCCTTCCATGAGCGCGACCAACTGCGAGGCGGCGAATGCTTCCCGCTCGACGTAGCAAACCGTTCGAGTAGGGAAAGCTGCTCCGAGTCCAAGATCGAGCATTCCGACGCCGGAACAGAGGGAGAGGACAGAGAGGGGACGTGGAGCCACATTCAATCGGTTGTGTCCATCACTTGTTTCGTTAGAGAAATGGCCCGTACCCGCGACCGGGCTTCACGACAACGGCGAACCCGCTGCCTTTACGAACGCGGAGCTTCGGTAACTCGATCAGACCGGCTGTGATGCGGCGATCTAGCTCGGTAGCGCAGGCGTCGCTACAGACGTGCGGCAATTGCTCTTGAGGCACCGTCTCGTCATGCAGGTGGCTGCTATAGCGGCGCCACGTCCCCTCGTCCCATACTCCGACGCGCCCGCAAATATCGCAGCGGTATTCGATGCGGGCCGGAAGGCGGCGACTGATGCTCATTTGCTCGAATTACTCTGTGCAGGGAGTTCGAGATTGTTCGATCCGCACTCGCGGCAGAAGGGCTTTTGCAGGTCGGTGATGTCGCCCTCGGGGTGCAGGATGAAGGCGAACGTCTCGTCCTTCGACCCCAAGTCCACGCCGATGGTCTGCGTCCCTTCCGAGGGGCGCGACTCGCGGCCCTTGTAGCGGGCGATGCAGGACGTGACGCGCTCTACTTCGGGCGCGATGGGTTCCTGAGAGTGCTTCCGGCACGCCCATATTCCCGGCCCTCCCTTGGGGTTCTGGCGGAATAGTGGAACGCCAAGGCGGGCGTCGTCGCCACAGGCCATGCAAGTGAATTGCGGAGTGCAGCGTGCGGGCATGGTCAATCCTTCTGCGAGTATTGCGTGAGTCATTCGAGCGGCGGGATGTGCAGCATCGTCCCGCAGTCGTTGTAGGTGGCGGTGTCCGCTAGAAGGTCGATGGAGTCCATTTCGCGCTCGGCATCGAATAGCAGCTTCCGTTCGCGGCACCACTCCTTCACCATCCTGTGAGCGGCGGTCGCATCCTCGGCAACAACGTAGTGCTGCGCGTACTTGCCGAACGTGCGGAGCTTCACCCGAAAGAGTTTCATTTGCCGGTCCTCTCTGTCCCTAACGGGAGGCGCTCGTAGGACTGAACGCTTGATCTGCCGCTGCCGGTGAGCCAATCCCAGCGGAATAGGATGAATCTCATGAGAGATCGGCCTTGACGTACTTATTGAGCGCATCGTCTCCTGACCGATATGCGGCAACAAGGCGATCAGCGAGCGCGTCATGGTCGCTGCCATCGGGCGCACAAGACGCCTCTCCGTGGGTAGCGTTCTGGCTGTCAGTGACCCATCGCCGATACGCACGGTAGCGGATGGCATCCTTGGCGTCCGTCGAGGTGCATGATTTGAGGCGCGAGTCGAGCCACGCCCGCCGGGGAATGTCGCTCTTGACTAGCCCGCAACCACTTGGGCAGGCCAAGATGACGTGCTGCTCTGGGTCGGCCATGTAGCCCACCCCTTCCGCTGGTCCGCCGCATCGTGGGCAAGTCGCGGTGTCGGAGTCCGAAAGTTCTGTCCCTACTCCAATCCGCAAGTCGTCATGCGTGACGCCTGGCACCCCGGTATAGATGGCAGCATCCGGCGCCGCTCCGCTCGGCGGAATCGCTAGGGGCTTCGAGGTAACTAATTCATTCACCTCGTCGGGAATCGCGTCGAGAGCGGCGTCGAAGTCCAGCAGCCACTCCTCGAACCGTCCGCTCGTCCGAAGCTCATCCCACGGGGAAACGTCGCCGTTTCGGTGCAGTCCATAGACCCCACGGCTATCGCCAATGAGTTCCTCCACCGCGCGGATGCCGCGCTCTAATGTCTCCGCGTATGCCGTAAGTCGCTCGATCTCGTCGGCGGCTTCTCCGAACAAATCGTCAAACTTGGCGTGCCCGCGCAGCCGTGCGATTAGGTCGCTCATTTCCCCTCCAGCTTGGCGAGCGCCGTGTCGATGATGTCCTGCGTGAGAAGCGCACACATATCGTTGGCAACGCGGGTGCGCACCACATCCAACGTCCGCTTTAATGTCTCCACGGATGCCGCTCGAACCCGATAGTTGTCGATCCAGCCGCCGGGGCCGTTCGCCGCCAGCCAATTGGCATTGAGGGCCTTGGAGTCCTCAAGCTGACGAGTTACCTCAGCGAGGGCGCTCTTGGCCTTGGCCTCGCTCGTCGCGCGGTCCTCCAGCTCCTGCTCGAAGTAGTCGATGATCGCGTCCTCGCGCGCCTTGCCGCGCCCGATGATCCCCTCGGGGTCGGTGTAGCAGGCCCACGTTCCGGGCGGCTCCTGGTCGATCCGCAGCTCGCTCATGCGCGTCTCCCCGGCTGCACGACGATCGGATACCGCTCTGCGAGCGAAGCCTGCGTGCGCCATTCGTTCGCGTGAACCATCAATGCCCATCGCACCGCGAGGAAGATGCTGCGGCGGGTAAAGTCCAGGCCTCCGGGTTTCACTGGTGATCCCTCCCCTCTTCGCAGTGTTTCTTCGCCTCGTGCCACTCGAGGTATTGGTCGGGCGGCTGCCAATACCAGACGATGCAGAGCTTCAAGTCGTAGCGGCGCTCGGCGCACGCTCCGATCGCGAGGCTCGCGGGCGGCTTGCAGCGGTCGAGCAGTTCCTGGTAGCTCTCCACCGGGATCCACTTCGCGGGTAGTGCCGGCCACTTCCGCTCCGTCCAGACGTAGCCGCGCGAATCCTCGCCCGCGGCAGGAGCATCGAATGTGGCGCATGAGGCCAGGAACGACAGCGCGGCGACGGCGAGCAGCACCAGGAGCAGGACGCGGCGCGGGTTGAGCTTGAGCAGGGCGAGAAGGCGATTCATGCGGCCACCGCATTGGCCGCGCCGTGCAGGTCGCTCGGTCGCAGATGCCCGTAGGTCGACTCGACCATGGACACCTTGTCGCCCAGGAGCGCCGCCACCTTGGCGATCGGCACATCCTTCTGCAACAGCCAGGTTGCATAGGTATGGCGGGCCACGTGACGGGCAACGCCCTCCTCGTCGATCCCGATGGCGGCCAGCGCGGCCTTCGCCATGTGGTAGGTCGTGGCGCGCTCGTTCTTGCGCGGGCGGCCTCGACCGATCACGAATGGGTCGGTGGGGTCTCGCCGCTCATAGGCGGATTGCAGGCGCGCGAAGAGTTCGTCGTTCAACGGCGCGATCACGCGGCGCTTGTTCCGGTACTTCACGCCAGGCACGCGGTAGTCGAGCGTGCGCTCCGTCCAGTTGAGCCGGTCCCACGTCGCCTCCTCGATCGCTTCCGATCGGGCGCCGGTCCCGAAGGCGAGTAGGAAAAAGAGCTTGATGCGGCGCGGCATCGGCACCTGCATGAGCCGCCGATACTCGTCGCGCGAGAGGAAGCGCAGGCGCGGTGTGCTGGGCTCGGGCTTCCACAGGGCCGGGACCTTGGCGACCCGCCCCTCGCGCTTGGCGTGGTTTATCGCGGCCTGGGCGAACGTGAGCTCGCGCCGGGCGGTCGCGCCCTTCACGCCCTGCTTGTTCCGAACCTCGGCGTATTGCCGGCCGTGCCCGCGCGTCATTTCCTCGACGCGGATCTCCGGGCCCAGGATGATGAAGAGGTCCCGCGCCGCTGCCGTGACCCGCTTCGCATCCCCGCCGCGGGGGATCACATGCTCGTGGATGTAGTCCCGCATGGCCTGCTCGAGCGTGACCCCGGACGGTCCCGCAGCCTGGATCACGTCGGGCGCGGGCTCGCCGTCGATCGTGAAGATGCTCATGCGTTGGCCTTGTAGGCCGCCCAGGGCAGCCGGATCAGGTGATGGAAGGTCTGGGCGGCTTCGGCGTTGTGATCCAGCTCGGCGCGCGACTCCACGCCGCACAGGAAGCGCACCCGCGTGGCGGCGTCCTCGGCCCCGTTGATCTGGGTTTCGGTCTCCTGCGCGAGCCAGCCCTGGAACTCGGGGTCGTCGCACAGGATCCCGGCCAGCTTGGCGAGCTCGCCGCCCTTGGGCCGGTCGGCCTCAGCCTTGGCCGTGGGCTTGATCGGCGCCAGGGCCACCCGGGTGTCGATGTCGGGGAAGATGCGCAGGAAGTCGCGCCGGCAGTCCGGGTCCACGTCGATCTGCACGCGGATCGTGCCGTCGACCAGTTCCTTGAAGGCGCGGCGCGTGCCGCTGATAGCCCGTGCGGCCATTACGCGGCCTCGCGCGCCTTCGGCAGGCAGGCGTCGATCACGGCCACGATGCCGGCGAATTGTTGCAGGTGTCCGAAGCGCACCTTGAACGTGGTGAGCATGGCGTAGGCGTCCAGCACCTCGTTCTCCTTGCGCTCGATCTCCCGGCGCCGGGCCTCGGCTGCCGCGGCTTCGGCTTCTCGGGCCTGCCGCGCGGCGCGGGCTTCCTCGTCCAGCTTGGCGCGGGCCCGGGCCTGCTCTTCCTGCTCGGCCCGGTTGCGGGCTTCCTGCTCGGCGCGCAGGCGGTTCAACTCCTCGCGCTCGGCCTTGATCTGCGCGGCCTGGGCTTCCTGGGCGCGCACCCCGGCCAGCATGGTGGCGAGCTGGGCCAGTACCGAGCGCTTGGCCTCTTCGGCCTCGGCCCGGAACTCGGAGAAGCGCTCGTCGATCGCCTGCGCCACCAGGTGGGTGCGCAGCGCCTCGATCTCGTCGCCGGTGCGGCCCACGCATTGGGCGGGCAGGGCCTTGATCGCGTCGATGTTGACCCGGATCGCGTCGATGCGGCGCTGGTTCGCCATCGCCACCTCCATGGCCTCGCGCGCCTTGCGCCCTTCCTCGGCCTTGATGGTCGAGTCGATCGGGTCTTCCAACTCGCTCAAGGCGGCGGTGATTCGCTTGGCCTCGGCGTCGATGAGCCGGCAGCGCTCCAGCGCCGGCGCCTTGATCTCCACGCGGGTCTTCTCCAGATCCACGCGGTAGCCGCGCAGCTCGGCGCGGGCGCTCTTCGCCTCCTGCATCCCGGTGGGCGTCTTCACGTCGAAGACGATGCCCCTGTAGCGCGCGGCCAGGTCGGCCAGCGCCGCGTCGGTCTTGCTGTATTCCTGAATCGCGGTCGTCATGCTTTTTCCTTTTCGCGTCGAGCGGTTTCCACGGCCTTGAGCACGCGCCGCTCGTTGCTGGTGAGGAGCGTCCAGAAGGCGGTGTCGGCCTCGGGCTCCAGGTGGTAGCTCTTCCACTCGTCGAAGGCGTCGTCGGCGCGCATCCGGCCGAGCAGCAGGCGGACGTTGCCGGCGATCCCTTCCAGCCAGGTGCGCATGTCCGCGTCCATGCCATCCCACGCGCCGCTGGTGGGCGTGATCGCGCGGGACGGCAGGATGTCGCGGACGCGCATGGCCTAGAACGGGATGTCGTCGGCGAAGTCCTCGGCGGTTGCCTTCGCGCCCTTGGCGACGGGCACGGCCGGGGCCTTCTCCTGCGCCGCGTTCTTCTTCGCGTGGTAGCGCTTGGTGCGCGTCACGTCGCAGCGCACGCCGCCCACCACTTCGCCCATGTACTCCACGTTCTCGTCGTTGAAGAGCACGATCTCGCGGCCCAGCCAGTCGTCGGTTTCGTCGCTGCCCAGGGCCTTCTCGATCAGCTTCGTGTTGGTGCCGTTCAAGACGAGGGGCTTCGCGTCACCGTTGAAGTAGAGGATCCACTTCAACTCCTCGGGCTTGTTGTCCGGGGCGACGTTCTCCTGCTTGAGTCCCGCGATGGTGACGAGGATGCCGTCGTCGCCGCAGTCTTCCTTCTTCATGTACTTGCTCTGTTTCAGTTCGCTCGTTTTCATGTCGAGTCCTAGATCGTGGGTTTGGGGTAGGTCTCGCCCATTCCAGCCTCCGCGGCGAGGATGCGGATTTCGTGCTCGGTGAGCGGGCGAGTGCTAGCGCTGTGCAGAATCCCGTCGATCATCTGCATGCGCATGCACTCGTCCCGGTATTGCCACGCGGCCCAATCTTCCCGGCCGTCAGTCATGTCGATCATTTGCGCCTCCGTATGGCCACCACGTTGTCGAGCGCCCCGGGGTGGGTCTTGGCTTCCTTCGGCGAGGTGAGCGCGGGCTTGTAGGGCTTGTCCGCGAGCAGGTGCCGACCCTCGCGGCGCATGCGCTCGGTCATGGCGTGCTGGCGGGCGATGAGTCGCGCGGCGCGGAATCGGGCATCCATTTCCGGCTCGTCCAGGGCCTTCTTCTTGCGCGGCCAGAACCGGATCACGGCCCAGAGGGCGCCGACCATGAGGCCCCACGCGAGGAAGTCCATCTACCGCTCCCCGCGCAGCGCCGTGCACGCGCGATCCACGCAGTCGGGGCAGACCGCGCCGCCGCAGGACACGCAGCCGAGCTCGCGGGCCTTCGCCATGAGGCGGTCGGCGTAGGCGAGGGTCTCGGCTGAGTAGGGAATCGTGCGGCCGTACTGGCGCCCGCGCGGCTCGTCACCGTCGCCGCGGGCTTCCGCGATCTCGTTGGCCGACGAGCGGCCGTCCCAGAGGCGGCTCACGCGGCCACCTGTTCGACGCGGGGCGTGAAGAATTTGCCCTCGGTGCCGCACTCGCCGGCCCGGCGTGCGGTGTCGCAGTAGTGGAAGACGGGGATGCCGGTCACCGGGCTTACGGCAACCGACTTGCGGCCGCACTTCTCGAATCCCGACTTCGTGGCGTCGACGATGTGCGCGCAGTTGATGCAAAACTTGTCCATTTCCTGCCTCTCTTTCAGAGCTATAAGGCTCAGTTTCCACGAAACGTGAAACGCCGTCAAGCGATATTTTCACGATGCGTGGAAATACAGGGCAAGAAAAAAAGCCCGGGGAACTCCCGGGCCTTTCATTTCAAAGGGTTAGAACGTCAATTCACGCGCCGGAATCCCAAGGCGCCCGCGTCGTTGAGGCATCGGTTGTACTGGTCCGTCGCGGCCGCGCGCTCGATCCCGCCCTGGTGCACGTTGTAGCAGTAGCGGATCTCGCCGGCGTCGTTGCGCAGCATGGTCTCGGTATTGGCGCAGCCGGCCAGCATGAGAAGGAGGAGGGCGGCGCTACTTCTGGGCGATCTTCCGCCTCGAGCGAGCTCGGGCGCGCTTCCCGTTGTCGTCGAGCGGCTTGTCGCGGGCGGAGAGGTGGAGCAGCGCTTCATCCTGAATGGCCTCCTTCTTGAGCAGGGCGAGGGCGCCCAGCCGTTCGATCACCCGGCGTCGGTCCTCCGGGTCCACTGTGCGATACAACTCGAGAAGTGCGGCCTCCTCGCTGTCCCGGACCTGCTCCGGGTGGGCGTCGTCGACCAGGCACATGAGATAGGGCGCCGATTCGCCCAAGGCGCCCGCGAGCGCCAGCACTTCGGCCGGGCCAGGCATGCGCTCTCCCGACTCGTAATTCCCGATCCGGCTCACATCGAGCCCGGAGTGTACCGCGAGCTCGCGCAGCACCCATCGCTTCGATTTCCGGGCTTCCTTGATACGCCCGCCGATTCTGACTGCCATCGGGTTGCGCACCGAGGCCGATTCCGGCTTCCGCGGTCTCCCCATAGGGTTATTTTCCGGCCCTAGTGGAAACCGTGTTTCACTTGTCGTGGAATTTCGGCGCTTGCCTTTTTCCACGAATCGTGAAACGATGGGCGCGACTATGGATTCGCCCAACGCCAAACCGCTCTACGATCGCCTGCTCGAGTACTTCGGCGGGCAGTCGGCCGCCGCTCGGGCCCTTCGAGTCCGTCCTTCCGTTGTGGATAACTGGAAGTCGCGCGGTATCCCCCGCGGCAGGGCGCTCGATATTGAGTTCGCCACCCGGGGCGTGATTCCGGCCCGCGATGTCCTCCAGGCGAAGCAGGACTCGCAGTGACCTCCTCCCACGTCCGCCCCCACATCGCACGCGCGAACGACAGCGCGCGCTGCGGTGGGACGTGTTCACCCGCCTTCGGGCGGGCTTCTTCTTCGCTGTTCATGGCCGGCATTAAAAAATTTTTGCCGGTTCGTGTGGTGTCAACAGGTAGCAACGCGCGATGACACCCGGCGCGCCCATCGCTCAACTCACGCTTAACCTCGAGCCTTCGATCGTCGAGAACTGGTCGCGACTGCGCCTCTACATCGCGCACCGCACCGGGGAGCAGGTGAAGCTGCAGAAGACGATCGCGGCCGACATGGACCTATCGCCCACGGTGCTCTTGAAGAAGCTGCACCAGAACGATGGCGACGGCAACCGATTCACCTGCGACGACCTCGAGGACTGGATCCGGTCGACGGGTGATGTGCAGAGCGTGATCGTCTACCTCGCGACCAAGTTTGCGCCAGGCGGTGACGACGTGCGCAAGGCCCGCGCCATCGCGAACCTTGAGTCGCTCGCCATCACGCTGCAGCGCGCGATCGACGCCGTCAAGACGGAGGGAGAGTAATGCACCAGCTCACGATGCCATTCGCTCGTGCTCGGCGCGAGGATCCTGTCACGTCGCACGCTGCCGCGGACCTTGTGCGCGAGTTCGAAGGCGAGCACTTCGCGAAGGTGCTGAAGGGTCTGGCCGAGGGCTCCGCGACCATTTACGAGCTCGCCGACCGTGCGGGCCTCACCCACGTACAGGTCGCCCGGCGCATGCCGGAGCTCGAGCAGGCTGGGCGCGTGCGCATCCGCGAGGGCGAGAAGCGCAAGTCGCCCACGGGGCGGCCGTGCCGGGTGTGGGAGGTTGCCGCGTGATCGCCTGGCGCCCCACGACCAACCGCCTCCGGGCGGTTTTCTTGCGCCGGAATCCCCGTCCGACAGCGAAATCCCACGCTCGATTCGGAATCGTCCGACTTCGGAGGCGCTCGACATGAGTTCGCGCAACCTTTCACCGGGGGGGCGGGCGCGGATTGTTCGCGCGCTCAAGGAGCGTTGGGCCAAGGATCCCGAGGGCATGCGGGCGAAGCTCAGGGCGGGGATAGAGCGCGCGCGTTCACGCACCGACAAGCGCCACAAGTTGACCCCCGAGATCGTGCGCGAAATCCGCTATGTATGGTCCCGGTGGAAAGCCGCAGGCGACCGCCGTGGGTTCAAGTCTCTGGCTGACATTTTCGAGATCACCGCGGGCTGCGCGCGCAGCGTCGTGAACCGCGTCACGTGGGATTGGGTGAAATGAAAGCCGCCGGCGTGGGTGCCGCCGACATCACGGGCGACGGGCTACCCGATGACCGCGTGCGCTGCGAGACCTGCCGCCACCTGTCGGGCTTCCGGTGCATCGAGAAGCGTCAGGGCGTGCTCACCGAACTCCCGCGGCGCTGCCAGCAGTACCTCCCCATCAAATCAGAGGCCGACCGGCGCACGGGCATGGAGCGCTGGCCGAGCCTTCAACAACAGATCGCCGAGGCCCGAGCGGCCGACAACGGAGCAGGCAAGGCATGAGCAGCGACAAGAAGGTCGACGGGTGGATGCCGCTCCACATCGGCGCCTACATGGCCGCCACGGGGCACCTTTCCACGTTGGAGCATGGGATGTACCTGCTGCTCCTCATGCACGCCTGGAACAGCGACGGCGTCATTCCTGGCGAAGAGGACCGCATCCGCAGGATCTGCCGCGCCGATCCGAAGGAATGGGCCAGGGCCCGCGGCACCATTATGGCCTTCCTCACCATTCAGACCGACGGCACCTACCGCCAGAAGCGCCTCGAGACCGAACTCGAAAAGGCCAAGGATGTGAGCCAGAGTCGGTCCGAGGCAGGGTCAAAGGGTGCGGCTGCACGATGGCAAAAGAATGGCAAACGCATTAGCAAAGGCAATGGCGAAGGCAGTAGCGATGCCGATGGCAACGCCAATGCGGACGCAATAGCAAAACCATGCCCTATACCAGTACCTAAACCTAAACCCTCTGCTGCTTCGAAGGTTGAAACATCCCAGGCCGAACAGCCGAAAAGCGGCGAGGAGACCAACCCCGAACTCCCACCCCACGCCTCAAGACCGCGCCTTCCCGCACTCCGAGCGCTACTCCGCAAGGCCCGGGTGACCGACGCGGATTCGTGCTCGGACTTGATGCTCGAGCGTTGGCTGGGACAGGCCACCGACTCGCAGATCGTGACCGCCGTCAACGAGGCTTGCCGGACCAAGGGCGGAACCCCGTGGCAGGCGGCATACGCCGACCCGATCGTGGTGCGGCTGGTCGAGGCCGACCGCAAGGCTCGCGAGGCAGCCGAGGCCAAGGTCGCCGCAACCCAGGCCCAGATCGCCGAGCAGCGCGAAGCCGCGGCCAAGGCCGTCCCGAAGCCCGCCGACTTCCCGGACCTGCGCTGGGTACGGGGCGCGACATGACGCCTCAGGTGCAGCGATTCTCGGTGGTCCTCCGGCTGCCATCCCGCGAGGTGAGCCCGAACGCCCGGGTGCATTGGGCGAAGCGCTCGAAGTTCATCCGGTGGGAGCGCACCGCGGCGGCCTACCGATTCGCCCAGGCGAAGCCCCGGAACTGGCGGCCCGAGCCCGTGCGCCTCGAGATCCGCTACGTGTGCCCGTTCGGCTCCGCCGGCTACTGCCCGCGCGACACGCAGAACGCGATCGGGGCGCTGAAGGCGGCGATCGACGGCATGGTCGACGCTGGCGTGGTGCCCGACGACTCGGCGCGATGGGTTTCCTGGGGTGGTTTCGAGCTTTCGCGCGAGGCGGGTGTTGCGCCTGGCGTCTACGTGACCGTCGTCGCGAGAACGGCGGCCGAGCAAGGGAGCGATGGGCAGGTGCCGCAAGGGGAGCAGGGCGATGGACGAGCCGAAGCGATGGGCGAAGGGGCTGGCGGTGATGCACGAAATGCAGCGGCGGGCGAAGCAGGGCAGGGAAGCGATCCAGGCGCGGCCGCGTGGCCGCCCGCGGAAGTCGGTGCTCGGGTCCGCTCACGCGGATCTGCTCGCGGCTATCTCGGGATTCGTGAAGGCTTGACAGGAAAATCGGGGCGTTCATAGCGTCCTCCGTGCGGCGTCTCCTCCCTGCGCCGTTTTGCGCTTCACCCCCTCGCTTCGTCCGGGGCGAGGGGGCCTTTCTGGAGATGACGACGATGGCGAAAATGACGGGAACGGGTGCCAAGGCGCCCGAAGGCGCGAAGAGCTCCGACGGTGGCGGCGAGCGCTCCACCGCGATGACCAACGGCGTGGGCATGGGCAAGGCCGACGGCGCGGGCCGTGCGAGCGGTGGCAAGGAGCGCGGCGAGTACAACTCGGGCCGCAGCGAGTCGGTCTGCTACTCGCACAAAAAGGGCTGCTAGGCCGTGGCGTCGATTCGCCAGGCCCTCGAGGAAACCGTGGCCACGCTGAAGGCTGCGGTCGCCCACGAAGAGCAACGCCTGAAGGACTTCTTCGAATCGGTCCCGGCGCGCTTCCACGACATCACGCACGAGGAACTCGCAGCCCTCTCGGCGTGGATCGGCAAGCTGGGGCTCGAGAAGGCCAGCGTGGCGCCCCAGGTGCCCGCCGAGCCGGCTCCCGAGCCCGTGGCGGCCGCTTCGATCCCCGGCCCGATCATGGCCATGGCGGTCGACCAGCCGCAGGCCCCGGGCGAATGATCCGCCCGCTGCGCGACCGCATCCTCGTGGAGCCGCTCGACGAGCCGCTCTCGACGATCATCGAGGTGATCCAGCACAAGGATCCGGGCAAGCACTCCCGCGGCCGCGTGCTTGCCGTGGGTCCCCTCGTGAAGTTCGACGAGGCCTATCGCCCCCGCACCGACAGCGACACCCGCGTGGGCGACATGATCCACTTCACCGACCTCTTCAAGTTTCCGGTGATCGTCGACCAAGGCCAGCGCCGCCTGCTGCTGCAGGAGGCCGACGTATGCTTCGTCGAGGAGCGCGAGGAGGCCGCGGCGTGAGCCAGTTGGACATCCGCGCCCTCGTGGTCCGCGTGCTGTACGCGCTCGCCGAGCAGCGCATCGGGAACGGCGCCCGGCGCTGCGTGGCCGCGTTCACCTCCGCCCGCGGCGTGCACCTGGTGATGCCGTGAGCGAGCGATACGCCAACGGCCACCCCGGGCACCTGGCCGCGATCGCGCCCTACACCTTCAAGCCCGGCCAGTCGGGCAACCCCGGCGGCAAACCTGCCGGCGCCCGCAACCGCCTTCAGGGCAAGTTCCTCAACGCCCTGGCCGACGACTTCGAGACCCACGGCAAGAAGGCCATCGAGGCATGCCGCGAATCCGACCCCTCGGCCTACCTCCGGGCCATCGTGGCGCTCATGCCGCGCGAGCTCGAGATCACCCGACCGCTTGACGACCTGACCGATGAGCAACTCGAAGCCGCTCTCGCTACCGTGCGAGCCCTCGAAGCTGCGGCAAGTGCTGGAGCAGGAGAAGGCGCAGCGCCGAGCGTTCAACCGGCTCCGGGAGTATCAGCCCTACCTGAAGCAGGCTGATTTCCATGCGGCGGGCGCGCACCACCGTGAACGCCTGCTCATGGCCGGCAACCAGCTCGGGAAAACCCTTTCGGCCGGCGCCGAGGTCGCCATCCACGCCACCGGCCGCTACCCCGAATGGTGGCAGGGCCGCGTCTTCGACAAGCCTGGCGCGATGTGGGTCTCCGGCGTCACCGGCGAATCGACCCGCGACAACCCCCAGCGGATCCTGTACGGGCCCACGAACGCCCCGGGCACCGGGATGGTCCCGAAGGACGCGATCAAGGAAAAGACGAGCCGCCGAGGCCTCGCCGATGCGCTCGACACCATGGTGGTGCGCCACGGCGGCGGCGGGGATGTGCAAGCCGGCGAGACCCTCATCGGCTTCAAGTCCTATGACCAGGGCCGCGAGAAGTGGCAGGGCCCGACCCTGCTGCTCGTCTGGTTCGACGAAGAGCCGCCCGCGGACATCTACACGGAGGGCCTCACGCGCACCAACGTGGCCATGGGCCCGGTGCTGCTCACCTTCACGCCGCTTCTCGGCATGTCCGAAGTGGTGAAGAGGTTCCTCGTGGACAAGATGCCCGGCACGCACGTGACGCAAATGACGATCGAGGACGCGCTCCACTACACCCCGGAGCAGCGTGCGGCGATCATCGCGAGCTATCCGAAGCACGAGCGAGACGCCCGCGCGAAGGGAATCCCGACGATGGGTTCCGGCCGCGTCTTTCCGATCGAGGAGGAGTTCGTCTCGATCGAGCCCTTCGAAATCCCCGCGCACTGGCCGCAAATCGCCGGGATCGACTTCGGTTGGGACCACCCGAGCGCCGGTGCACGCCTCGCGTGGGATCGGGATAACGACATCCTCTATGTGATTGGCGCGGTGCGGGCTCGCGAGCAGACGCCGCTCATGTTCGCCGCCTCGGTCAAGCCGTGGGGCGCCTGGCTGCCGTGGGCGTGGCCTCACGACGGCCTGCAGCACGACAAGGGCAGCGGCGAGCAGCTCGCCCACCAATATCTCGCGCAGGGTCTCAAGATGCTGCCCGAGCGCGCCACCTTCGCCGACGGCTCCAACGGCCTCGAGGCGGGGGTCTCCGAAATGCTCGACCGGATGCAGACCGGCCGGCTGCGCGTCTTCTCCCACCTCAACGACTGGTTCGAGGAATTCCGCCTCTACCACCGAAAGGACGGCCTCATCGTGAAACAGAACGACGACCTGCTCTCGGCAACCCGCTACGCCATGATGATGCGCCGCCACGCCGCGGTGAAGGCGAAGAAGCGCCAGGCGGTCGACTACATGCCCGTGGGGTGGCAAGCATGACGACCGACACCGGCACCAACACCAACACCGATCTCGTCCTGCTGCGGGCCTTCTACTCGACGTGGACCGAGTTCCATTCCGTTCCGCGGGACCGCCTGCACCGCCGGCAGCACGAGATCGCGGCGCAGGAAATGGTCGACGCCCACAACGCGCTGAAACTCTTCTACGAGCAGCACGCGAAGCCGCACCTCGCCCTCGTGGCCGAGAACGGGCAGACGGTAGCGAGCGACTTCGACAAGGCGAACGAACATGCCCGCGCGTGAAGACGTGGTCGCGCTGCTCACCAAGGCGCTGCAGGGCGAGGACAAGCCATTGACATCCCAGCGCGTGATCGAGGTGGCGCGCCTGGTGCTCTCGCCCCCACTTGCCGATCAATTCATAACCTGGTTCGGGCCCAACGGTGCCCGGCTCCTGGAGAACCTGAATGGCCACGCCTGACGAAGCCGTCGAATTCCTGCGCCTGGTGGTCGAGGCGGAGAGCAACAACCGCGCCGAGGCCCTCGACGACCTGAAGTTCCGCTTCGGGGACCAGTGGCCCACGCAGATGCAGAACACGCGCGAGCTTCAGGATCGGCCGTGGTTCACGATCAACGAGACCGACTCCTACGTGCGCGCAGTGGTGAACCAGATCCGGCAGCAGCGCCCGCGAATCAAGGCACAGCCGGTCGACAGTCGCGCCGATCCCAAGGTGGCCCAGGTCATCACGGGGTTGAACCGGCACGTCGAGGAGAATTCCGACGCCTTCAACGCCTATGACCTCGCGAGCGAGTTCGCGATCACGATGGGGTGGGGCTACTGGCGGCTGCGCACCGACTACATCCGCGAGGATTCGTTCTTCCAGGACATCTACGTCGACCCGGTCGAGAACCCGTTCACCGTCTACTTCGACCCCAACTCCTCGCTCCCCGACGGGTCCGACGCCGAGCGCGCGCTCATCACCGACCAAATGCCGAAGCGGGAATTCCTGAAGCAGCACCCCGGCGCCATGCTGGGCGGCTTCACCGCCCGCGGCTCGGGCGATTCCACCGCCGAGTGGATCTCGGTGCACGACATCCGCATCGCCGAAATGTTCAAGGTGGAGCGCAAGCGCGCCCGGCTGGTGATGCTCTCGGATGGGACGCCCGTCTACGAGGACGATCTCCCGCCGAAGACGCTACTCGACAAGGCAGGCATCACCGTGGTGCAGACGCGCGACAGTTGGAAGCGCAAAGTGATGTGGTCGAAGGTGACCGCCTTCGAGACGCTCGAGGAAAAGGAAATCCCGGGCCGCTTCATCCCGATCGTGCCCGTCTATGGCGTTTCGATCATCGTCGACGGCAAGCGCCGCCGGTTCGGCATGGTGCGCTTCGCGAAGGACCCGCAGCGCATGGTCAACTTCTGGCAGACCAGCATCACCGAGAGCGTGGCGCTGGCGCCGAAAGCGAAGTGGATGGGCCCGGCGGGATTCGACGAGGGATTCGAGCAGGAATGGCGCCAGGCGAACAACTCCGCGCTGCCCACGCTGCACTACAACGAGAAGGACGAGAACGGCAACCCGATCGCGCCTCCGCAACGCCTGCAACCGGAGCCCCCACCCGAGGGCGCGATGATGGCGGCGCTGGCCGCCTCGCAGAACCTGCAGCGCGTGCTCGGCATGTTCGACCCCGCGGTTCGGGGTGGCGCGCAGCGCAAGAGCGACAAGACGCTGAACGCCGAGCAGCAGCAGACCGACATCGCCAATTATCACTTCTACGATAACTTGACGAGGTCCCTGAAGCATACCGGCCGCATCATCCTCGACTGGACCCCGGTGATCTGGGACACGCAGCGCGTTCAACGCATCATCGGCGAGGACGGCCGGCCGAAGCTGGTCACGCTGAACCAGAAGCAACTCGACCCGACCACGGGCGCGATCGAGAAGGTGCTCAACGACGTGACCGTGGGCACCTTCGACGTGGTGATGGAAACCGGCCCCGGCTACAACTCCCGCCGCCAGGAAGCCGTTTCCAACCTCCTGCAACTGCTGCCGACGCCGCTCGGGGAGAAGATCGCGCAGGTGGCCGACGACATCATCGTGCGCATGATGGACTTCCCCGGCTCCGACGTGGTGGCCGATCGCCTCGCCGCGGCGAACCCGCTTTCGCAGGTCGACGAGGAGAGCGAGATCCCGCCCCAGGCGCAAATGATGATCCTCACGCTCAAGAAGAACCTCGATCAGTCCATGGAAGCCCTCAAGGCCGCCGGCATGGAGATCAAGTTCAAGACGGGCATCGAGCAAATGAAGCAGTCCGAGGAGACGAAGCGCGAGCTCATCCGGCAGACCACGAAGGCGCACGACATCGAGACCCTGGCCGCGACCAAGCGCCACGACACCGAGACGATGGCCGTCACGAAGCAGAACGTGGCCGAGATCGACGGGCTGGTGAAGCTGCTCCTCGCCCACGTCGACACCCGGCACCTGCAAATGGAGATCGCCCAGCGGGATGCCGAGCAGCAGGGCAAGGCGGCCGAGGATGCCGCCCTCCCGCAACCGGCCGAAACCCAGGGGGCTTGACAACAAAATTATGGCCTTCATAGCGTGCCCTGCTATGGAATTGACCACCCGTCCCCGGATGCTGGGCACCCCAGGGGATGCTCTTTGCCCGCGCTCGATGGCCCCCTACGGGGTGGAGCTTTGAGCGACGCTGTCGTTCTGACAAGCGAGAACGCCCAGGACTTCTACGCGAAGAAGCTGGGCCTCGTGACTGAGCCCGCGCCCGACAAACCCGCGCCCGACGCCGCCAACGCGGCCGACGGTGGGGAATCGGGCTCGGTTGAGTCGTCCGAGGCTGCTCACGGCGAAGAGCCCGGGGCGAAGGAAGCGGCGCAGCAGCAGGCCGAGTCCGACCCCGAGAAGAAGCAAAAGCTCAATCTGCGTTTCTCCGAGCTGTCGAAGCAGCGCGACGAGGCGAAGGCGCTGGCCGAGAAGAATGCGGCCGACCTGAAAGCCGAGCGCGACGCGCGCGAACTGGCGGAGAAGCGAGCGCGGGACCTCGAGGCCAAGCTCAACCCCCCGGCGCAAGCCGAGCAGGACGAGCTGGGCCCGGAGCCCAAGCCGGAGCAGTTCAAGGATGCCTTCGAGTACGCGAAGGCGCTCGCCGAATGGTCCACCGACAAGGCGTTGCACGACCGCGACGCCAAGGAAGCCGAGGCACGTGCCCAGGAAGCGCAGCAGAAGGCGATCGAAGCCTTCCGCGAGCGCCAGGCCGCGTTCAAGGCGACCGCGGAGGACTACGAGGCGGTCATCGCGGCGAGCCCCGTCGCGGTGAGCAACGAGCTACGCGACGCGATCCTCGACAGCGAGGTCGGGCCGCAGATCCTGTACCACTTCGCGCAGAACCCCGCCGACGCCCAGCGCATCAACGCGCTCAAGGCCGGGGCGGCGCTGCGCGAACTCGGGAAGTTGGAAGCGAAGCTCGCCAGCGCGAAAGCGCCCGAGCCCAAGGGCGACGAAGCCCGCAAGCCTGCTGCCGCCGCGACGGAAATTTCCCGAGCGCCGGCACCGATCTCTCCCATCCGGGGTAGTGGTTCCGCCGTGGCAGGCGCGTCCGTCGACGGAGACGGCGTGTTCCATGGCACCTACGCCGAATGGAAGGCCCAACGAAAGGCGGGCAAGATCAAGTAGCACCGGCGCTCCTAAATCTTACTTTTTAGGAGCGACATCGTGTCGAATCAACTTCTGACCATCTCGAAGATCACCAACGAAGCGTTGATGGTCCTCGAGAACGAGCTCACCTTCACCAGCGAAGTCAATCGCGACTATGACGACCAATTCGCCGTCGTCGGCGCGAAGATCGGCAACGTCGTCAACGTCCGCCGCCCGCCGCGCTTCATCGGCACCACGGGCCCGGCGCTGAACGTAGAGGACTTCAACGAGACCTCGGTCCCGGTCACCCTCACCACGCAGTTCCACGTCGATACGCAGTTCACGACGCAGGACCTGGCGCTGTCCCTGGACATGTTCAGCCAGCGCGTGCTGAAGCCCGCGGTCGCCGCCATCGCGAACAAGATCGACCGCGACGGTCTGGTGATGGCGAAGAACAGCACCGCCAACCTGGTCGGCACCCCGGGCACCACGCCCACGGGCCTGCTCACCTACCTCACCGCCGGCGCCTTCCTCGACGCCGAGGGCGCGCCGCGTGACGGCCGCCGCTGCGTCGTGATCGAGCCCTTCACCTCGGCCGCGATCGTCGACAGCCTGAAGGGCCTCTTCGTGCCCTCCGACGTGATCGGCGACCAGTACCGCAAGGGCCTCATGGGTCGGGACTCCGGCGGCATGAACTGGAAGATGGACCAGAACGTCGTGTCGCAGACCTTCGGGTTCGCAACCGGCGCCACGAACGTGACGGTGAACGGCCCCGGCCAAGGCCTCACGACGGGCTGGGCCTCGACCTCGACGATCTCGCTCAACAACAGCGCGAACAACCTCACGCTGCAGCAGGGCGACGTGATCCAGTTGGCCGGCGTCTTCGCGGTGAACCCGCAGAACCGCCAGAGCTACGGCAAGCTGCGCAACTTCGTCGTGACGGCTGCGGTGAGCCAGACCGGCGCGGGCAACTTCAACGTGACCGTGTCCCCGGCGCTCATCTCCGCGGGCCAGTTCCAGAACGTGACGGCCTCCCCGGCCTCCGGTGCCGCGGTCACCTTCGCGAGCCTGGTCACCACGGGCAGCGCGAACGCCGTCGTGTCGCCCCAGAACCTGCTGTTCCACCGCAACGCCTACACGCTGGCGGTCGCCGACCTCGAGCTTCCCGAGGGCGTGCACTTCGCCGGCCGCGCCTCCGACAAGGAGGTCGGGCTCTCCATCCGCGTGGTGCGGCAGTACACGATCAACAACGACTCGATCCCGACCCGTCTCGACGTGCTCTACGGATGGGCCCCCCTGTACCAGGAACTCGGCTGCCGCGTGGCGGCGTAAAGGAGAACGAACATGGCTGCTCCCAATACCGTCACCTCGGAACACCCGATCGGCGGCGGCGGCTCGCCCGCATACCTCGGTGTCGCGGGCGGAAACGTCGGCTTCTACCAGGACCCGTTCGGTGCCGGCGCGGTGCCGCAACCCTCGGGCCCGGCGCTCGCCGCCATCACCCGGGGCTCGCAGGCCGGCGTCATCGCCACCTACAGCTCCCAGCAGACCCCCGCGGCGGTCGCGCAATCGACCACGGCCGAGCAGACCTTCACGGTCCAGAGCGGCACCGGGGCCACGATGCTGCTCGCCTCCGGCGACCTGCTCTTCGTGAACAAGCCCACCTCGCAGGCGGGTCTGGGCGTCGGCAACGTGCGCGTGTCGGCGTCGAACCAGATCGGCATCACCTACGTGAACGTGCCCGCCGGCGGCAACATCACGCCGACCGGCTCGCAGTCCTACGGCATCGTGGCGCTGCGCGGCCTGGGCTCGCTCAAGCTCACGGCGACCCTGTCGCCCGCGGCCGTCGCGGCGAACTCGTCCGTCGAGCAGCAGTTCACGGTCACGGGCCTGCCCGCGGGCTCGCTCGTCCAGGTCAACAAGCCGACCTCGCAAGCCGGCCTCGACATCGGCGGCTGCCGCGTCGTGTCGAACAACGTCCTGGGCATCACGTTCATCAACGCGACCGCCTCGCCGATCACCCCGACGGCGTCGGAAGCCTACATCGTGGTCGCCCTCCCGGGCCTCGACGCGGTGAACAACGACGTGTTCTATGGCTTCAACGTCGGCACCGTGGGCGCGATCGGCCCCGGGGTGGTCGTCACGGGCGGCTCCACCACCCTGACGGGCGTGCTGGCCACCGACGTGGTCACGGGCGTGATGAAGCCCACGCTGCAGGCCGCGGCCACCAACGCCGCGATCCCCTACAGCGCGATCGCCACCGCCGACACGCTCACCCTGTCATTCTTCGGCGTGGGCACCGGCTACACCCCGACGGCCTCCGAGGTCTACGGGATCCGCACCGCCCGCATCGCCCCCGCGGCGCCGCTGGTGGTGTTCTCCCAGACGATCACCCCGGCCTCGGTCGCGGCGCTCACCACCGCCGAGCAGACGTTCTCGATCTCGTCCCCGAACACGCTCGTGGCCGGATCCCCGGTCTGGATCAACAAGCCGTCGTGGACCAACGGCCTCGCGATCCTGGGCGTGCGCGTCTCGGCCGCCAACACGCTCGCGATCACCTTCGCGAACATGACCTCGAGCGCGATCGTGCCGCCTGCCGAAAGCTACCTGATCGGCAACTTCCAGGTGCCGCTGCCGGGCGCCGGAAACTGCGTCTACCAGTCCGTCGTGCCGGGCGTCATCACCACGCAGAACCTCGCCAACGCCATGCGCACGGCCCTGGGCCCGACCGCCGGCGGAGGCGTGAACCTGCACGCGGGCGCGTAACGCCGTCACCGCCTCATCCGGGGGCCTTCGGGCCCCCGGACTTCAAGGAGAACACCATGCCCAGCTCCACCCTCGCCCGCGGCAACATCCTCGCGGGATTCCTCATCGGCCCCACGCTGACCCCGGCCAGCGTGAACCAGAACACGACCGCCGAGCAGACATTCACCGTGAAGGGCCTGCTGCCGACCGACATCGTCTCGGTGACGCTCAACGCCGCCCAGACCGCCGGGATCGGCATCGCGAACGCGCGCGTGTCCGCGGCCGACACCCTCGCGATCACGTTCTCGAATTCGACCGGCGGCCCGCTCACCCCCGCCTCCGGCCAGTACACGATCGCGGTCGATCGCCCCGAGAACCCGGCCAACCTGCCCACCACGGCGCTGTAGGCCATGAAGCGCCTGCTCGCACTGCTGGCGTTCCTGGTGTTCGCCGCGCCCGCATGGGCGGCGAACGAGTGGGCCTTCGCCCCGAGCGGCCCGACCGTGCTCGTCGACACCACCGCGCGCCAGGTGTTGAGCTCGGGCGGCACGCCGACGATGAGCTACCGCGTGCGCAACCTGGGCGCGACCACGGCCTACTTCACATGGGCCACGCCCAACAACGCGGGCGGCGGCGCTCCGACGGGCCTCTCGGCCGCGGCGCCCACCGCGGGCGTCCCTGCGGCGAACGTGATCGGCATGCTTCCGCAGAGCGTGGAGACCTTCACGCTGCCGTCGAACGCCTGGTTCCAGGCCGGGACCACGTTTACCTTCGAAGTGACCCCCGGCGAGGGCCGCTGACATGCGCCGCCTGCTGAATCTCTTCGTCGCAGCGCTGCTCGCCTTCGCGCCGGCCGCTCACGCGGATCTCCGGGCCTCCGGTGTCGTCGGCGTCTCCGGCGTCCGCTATGACGCCGCGAAGTGGGGCGTGCCGTTCATCGTGGCATCGACCGGCACGATGGCCAACAACTGCGCGATCACGCTGGGCACGGCGCTGCCGACCACCTACAGCGGCGGCGCGTGGGTCCTGCTCCCCGCCGGTGCCGTCGCGGCCGGTGTCCCGGCGGCTGCCACCTGGTTCTGGTCGGTCTGGTCCTCGTCCACGCAGGGGACTTGCTTCAATTCGACCTATACCTCGGGCGTGCCCACCCTCGGAACTCAGACCGCGTTCGCGACGACGGGCCCCGGTGCCTTCACCGGCGTGACCGCCGAGACCACGGGCCCGACGATCACGATCCCGGCCAACGTGATGGGCCCCAGCGGCCGGATCGACTTCGACTACACCGCGCAGGCCACGAACAACGCGAGCAGCAAGACGATCAAGGTGAAGCACGCGACCGGGATCGTCTACCAGACCCTGGCCGCCAGCGTGTCCACCGTGGGCGATGCGGGGTGGATTCAGAACGCCGGGGCCACCAACGTGCAGACCACCGGGAACATCCAGGCGATCGCCGCCGACACCGTGGGCTCGCTCTATGCCGTGGTCGACACCACGACGGCGCAAACCGTCTCCTGGACGTACACCAACGCGCTCGCGACGAACAACCTGGTGCACGTGAACGGTCGCGTGTCGATCACCCCCGGGCCCTGAGACATGACGCCGCTCGACATCGTCACCCGCGCGCTTCGCGCGATCGGTGCGGTGGCCTCCGGGGATCCGGTCGACCCGCAGATCGCCTCGGATTCGTTCGACCTGCTGAACGACATGATCGACCAGTGGAGCACGCAGAAGCTCATGGTGTTCTGCCTCCACGAGGTGATCCAGGAGCTGGTGCCGAACCAGTACATCTACACGATCGGCAACGGCGGCATGATCGGCGCGACCTTCACGGGCTCGATTAGCGGCACCACGCTCACCGTCACGGGATTGTCGGCGGGGGCGCTCTCGGTGGGGCAGACCCTCTCGGGCGCGGGCGTGCTCTCGGGCACCGCCATTACGTCGCTCGGCACCGCCGTGGGCGGCAACGGCACCGGCGCGCTTGGCACCTACATGGTGAACAACACGCAGACCGTGGGGCCGATCACCTTCACCTCCTACGCCGTGCGGCCGCTTCGCATCAATAGCGCCTTCGTGCGCGTGGTGAATTCCGTCACCGGCACACTCGACTTCCCGGTGAGCATCTTGAACGTGGGCCAGTACGAGCTCATCGGGATCAAGACGCTGCCGGCGCCGTGGCCTCGAGCGCTCTACTACCAGCCGTCCGAGCCGCTGGGCGTCATCAACTATTGGGGCAACCCGTCGCAGGCGTGCGAAATGCACCTCTTCTGCAGCGCGGTGCTGAACCAATTCCAGACGCTCACCGACGACATTGTGCTTCCGCAGGGCTATGCGATCGCGCTGCGCTATAGCCTGGCCGAGCTTCTCATGCCGGAGTATCCGGTGGCCTCCGGGGCGTCGTCGGAGACGCGCGCGCTGGTCCCGAAATACGCCGCGCAAGGCCGATCCTTCGTGAAGCGGGTCAACCAGGTGCCGCAGGAGCCGGCACGATTCGACGACCTCGTCTCGGCGCGCTCGGGGCGCGATGCCGGATGGATCATGCACGGCGGATTCCTCTAATGCCCGACTTCGGCTTCGTCGGCGAGGCCTACACCGCGTCCTCGATCACGCAGGACGCGCAGGAGTGCATCAACCTCTATCCCGAGATCGACCGCACGAAGTCGCCCAACGAGCGCGGCGTGGTGGCGCTTTATCCCACCCCCGGCTTCATCGCGCGCAGCTTCTTCGGTTCTCCCGTCGAGGTGCGCGGCGCCTGGCCGCAGCCCGGCGGCAATACCCTCTTCGTGGTCGCTGGCAACCGCCTCTTCGTTCTGGGCCCGGACTTCACCGGCCCCGCGGTCGCCACGATCCCCACGTCGACGGGCCCGGTCTCCATGACCGACAACGGCTCCTCGCTCTTCATCGCCGACGGCGCCCACCGCTACGCCTACACCTGGGGCACCGGGCTCTTCCAGACGCTTGTGGATGGCGCATTCACGGGCGCCGACATCGTCGACGTGATCGACAACTATGTGATCTACAACGACCCGGGCACGAACACCTGGGGCTGTACCGACATCGCCTCGACCGTCTCGAGCGGCCTCAACTTCGGCCGGAAGGATAGCGCCACCGACAACATCATCTCGCTCATCGTCAACAAGCGGGAGATTTTCCTGCTGGGCGAGCGCACGAGCGAGGTGTGGGTCGACGCGGGCCTCTTCCCGTTCCCCTTCCAGAAGTTGCCGGGAACGAACATGCAGCACGGGTGCGCCGCGAAGCATTCGGTCGCGCGTCTGGGCGAAACCTTCGCCTTTCTCGCGCAGGACGATCGCGGCATTAGCACGGTCGTTCAAATGAACGGCTACACGCCGGAGCGGATCTCGACCTACGCGATCGAGAAGGAGATCGAGACGTATTCGGTCTACAGCGACGCCATCGGCATGAGCTACCAGCAGGCGGGCCATGAGTTCTACGTGCTCAACTTCCCGACCGCGGATCGGACCTGGTGCTATGACGCCACCACTGGCCTTTGGCATCGCCGCGCCTCGCGCGACACCGAGAACGTGCTGCACCGCGAGCGCACGAACTGCGCGGTGTTCTTCCAGGGCCAGAACCTGTTCGGCGATTACGCGCGAGGGCTGCTCTACGAGGCGTCGCTGTCGAGCTTCACCGACTACTCGGACATCGGCAACCCGATCCCGCGGATTCGCCGTGCCCGTCACCTCACCTCGGACCTGAAGCAGGTCTATTACCACGACTTTCAAATCCAGTTTCAACCCGGGGTCGGTCTCGCCACGGGGCAGGGCAGCGACCCGAAGGCGATGCTGCGCTACAGCGATGACGGCGGATTCACGTGGAGCTCGGAGAAGTGGGCCGCGATGGGCAAGACGGGGCGCTACAAAAACCGCTGCCGCTGGCCGGGGCCGCTCGGCATGTCGCGCGACCGCATCTTCGAAGTGACGATCACCGATCCGGTGTTCTCGCCGATCATTTCGGCGAACTTGAACTGGACGGAGGGCGCGGTCTAATGGCCGAGACCGTCTCCGTCAACGAAGCGTTTGTCGACGTGCGCCAGGAGGGCGGGCGCTGGCGCGGCTACATCACGCCCGCGTGGTTCCGTTATCTCGTGGTGTCCACGCCTCAAGGGACGGGCACTGGAACCGGCGTGCTTCATGGCAACGGGGCGGGCTCGCCGACGTGGGGTCCGGTGGTGCTCACGACCGACGTGTCGGGGAAGCTGCCGGTGGCCAATGGCGGCATCGGCGATGTGACGGGCAACAGCGGCGGGGTGCTCACCTTCACCGGGTCGTCGACTGTGGTGTCGTCGCCGACCCTCCAAGCGAATCGCCTCGTCACAGGCGGCGGTGCAGCCGGGGCGCCGTCCACGTCGATCCCCATCGGATCCGCGGGACTGGTGCTCCATGGAACGGGCGCGCTCCCCTCCTGGGGCCCGGTGTCGCTCACCGCGGACGTGTCGGGGATTCTGCAGGTCTTCAATGGCGGCACGGGAACGACCACGTCGACGGGCACGGGCGATGTGGTGCTGAACAACAACCCGACGCTATTCGGCGGCACGTTCTCGTCGCCGAACCTGGTCACGATGAACATCTTCGACCGGATCAACTATGCGTTCCCGAACCCGACGCAGGAGCACATCCTCTGCAATAACACGAACCTGATCTCGGTGACCGCAGTCGCGACTACCTGCGTGGCACTCGACCAGGCGCTTTTCTTCGTCGCCTATGACAAAACGAGCGGCGGGATGTCGGTCGGTGTCATGGACCCCATTAGCGGGCTCGTGGTCATCATCTTCGGCGGCATCGCCGGCATCGCATTTACGCGCCTAGCCGGAACGGGACTTCAGGCAGCGGTGACGGCCGGAGCGAATCCTCGGTCGCTATCGTTTTTCTGCGTGCAAATCGGCGTATGAACGCGCCCGTCGACATCGTGCAGGACATCGCCACCCCGGCCGCCGGCCCGTCGCGCGAGCAGGTGCTTCGCCTTCAATCCGAGATGGCGAAGATGCCGCAGATCGAGCTGCCGACCGATCACTTCTTCTCGCCTGGGATGTACGCGCGGCGCATGAAAGCGCCCGCCGGGGCGGTCATCGTCGGCAAGGCCCACAAGGCGCCGCACTTCTTCATCGTGGCCTCCGGTGTCATCGCGGTCACCACCGACGCGGGAGTGCGCCGCATCGAGGCGGGCGAGATCCTCTGCGCGCAGCCCGGCACCAAGCGGGTCGGTGTCGCCATCACCGACGTGGTCGTCATCAACGTGCACCAGACCGAGGAGACCGACCTCGACCTGCTCGAGCTTGAACTGATCGAGCCGGAGGAGGGCGCGCTCTTCGACGCACGAAACCAACTGAAGGGACTGCCATGTCCTGGGTAGCCGCTGCAATTCTCGGGGGTTCAGTCATCTCGGGCGCGATCGGCTCGCATGCGGCTTCAAGCGCCGCCCGAACGCAGGCCAACGCCGCCAACAACGCGACGAACACGCAGTTGAGCATGTTCAACACGCTCAACGACCAGCAGGCCCCCTACCGGCAGGCGGGGCAGACCTCGCTCGATGCGATCATGCGCGGCTTCGGCCTGGGGGATCCCAATTCCCCGGGCGGCGCGGGCGACGGTTTCTTCTCGCACCAGTTCAACGCCGCCGACTTGAACGCGAATCTCGCGCCCAATTACGCCTTCATGCTCGACCAGGGCCAGCGGGCGACGACGGCGCAGTCCAACGCCATGGGCGGCCTGGGCGCCAACTCGCTCGCGGACATCTCGCGCTTCACCACGGGCTACGCGCAGAACGCCTACCAGCAGGCGTATGCGAATTACACCGCGAACCAGACGAACATCTTCAACCGGCTGGCCTCGATCGCTGGCCTCGGGCAGACCGCGGGATCGAACCAGACGACGGGCGGCTCGTCCTTCGCCAACGGTATCGCCGGCACGATGGTGGGCGCGGGCAACGCCTCGGCGGCCGGCACGGTCGGCAGCGCGAACGCGGTCTCCGGCGCGATCAACAACGGCGTGAATGGCTGGCTGCTGTCGCAGTTCCTGCGCAACGGCGGCCTCGGCGCGCCCGCGGGAGGGTCCTGACATGGCCGGCGGCGTCGATTCCAGCATCGCCCTGGGCTTCAAGACTCCCGACTCCATGGCGTCGCTGAAGGACATCATGGGCGTGGCCGGCGCCTCGCAGGCGCTCGCCACGGGCAAGATCGAGCAGAAGCGGCGAGGCATCCAACTCGAGCAGGAGCAGGGCTCGCTCGACGCCCGGAAGGCCGTGGGTGCGGTGATGAGCGATCCGCAGTATCGCGACCCCGCCACGGGCCTCTTCGACCTGAACAAGCTCGGCCCGGCGATCTACAGCGCCGACCCGAACCTGTACCACGCGAAGGACGCGCTCGCGGGCGCCGCGCAAGCGAACAACGATGTGCTCGTGGTGAAGAAGAACGCGCTCGGCCTCGCCGACACCACGCGCGCCATGATCGGCTCGACCGTGGGCGCGCTCGCCAACGACCCGCAGGTGACGCCCGACAAGGTGAAGGCGCAGCTCGACCTTCTCGAGCAGCAGGCCCCGGAAGCGAAGCCGACGATCGACGTATTCCGCCGCCACGTGGATTCGGTCGTCGCGAAGGCCCCGGAGTCGCTCCCGCAATACCTCATGCAGGCGCGCGCCCAGGTGATGCCCGCCTCGACGCAGCAGCAGGCGCAGACGCCCAGCGGGGTGGCGGTCGACAACGGCCAACAGGCGAGCGTCGTCAACACCAACCCCGGCGCCGCTCCGGCCGTGCCGGTGGGCTCGCCCATCCCGGGAACCGTGGTGCAGAAGCAACTTCCGCCGACCACGCCCGTCTTCAACCCGGAGACGAAGCAGCCCGGCTATTTCGGCCCGCAGGGGGGGGCCGAAAT